GTTATGTAGGAAATGCACCAAAACAAGCAACTAAAGTATTTTCTGTTAATGGAAAATCTGTATGTTTAACTGCACTTGGAGGTGGTCAAGGAGGAAAAACAGGGTTATATGAAATACCACCTACTAAAACTTGTAGAAAACTTACACCAACTGAATGTGAAAATTTACAAACCGTTCCTAATGGATATACAGAAGGAGTATCTAATACATCAAGATATAAAATGCTTGGTAACGGATGGACTGTAGATGTTATTGCACATATCTTTAGGAACATGAATGAACTATAGAAACAAAAAACTATTAGAGATTGTTAGAGAAGCTCCATGTATGATGTGTTCAATGGAAGATGGAACAGTTTGTGCAGCTCATAGTAATCAGTTAAGGGATGGCAAGGGGACTGGTATAAAGGCTAACGATTTTAGAATTGCAGCATTATGCCACCAATGCCATCACATGATAGATAATGATAAGATGTTAGATAAACATGATAGAATAGTAGCATGGGAAGAAGCACATAGAAAAACTATAGGATGGTTATTTACTAACGGACATTTGGGAGTTAAATAATGGGTAAAGGTTCAGCACCAAGACCGTTTACAGATAGAACTGTATTTGATGAAAACTTTGATAAGATATTTGGTAAGAAAAAAAAAGTAGATTATGAATACGAACTCAACGCATCTACTGGTGAAGTAGAAAAAAGATTTATAGAAGGAATATCCAAACCTAACGAAAGTCAATTTGATGGCAACTAGCCCAACGCAGTTAAGTCTAAAGAAATTACGAGAAGAAGGATATACAGTAGCAGTAGTAGAACATTGGAACGCATTTGCAAGGATAAGACAAGACCTATTTGGTTTTATAGATTTACTAGCTTTAAAAGGAAAAGAAGTATTAGCAGTACAAACAACCACAGCAAGTAATATGTCGGCTAGAGTAAAGAAGATAGCAGACCATGAAAATGTAGGTTCAGTTCGTGATGCTGGATGGACTATTCATGTACATGGATGGCATCAAGACGATAAAAAGAAATGGCATTGTAAAGTGAAGGATATATCATGAGCAACAGAGATAAAATACTAGCTTACCTTACAGAGCCAAAAACTATAAAAGCAATAGCAGAACATGTAAATGCTAACTATCACACTACTAAAAATTTGCTTGTAGCTATGAAGATGGAAGGGCATGTACACTCATTTAAAAATATTGATAATAGACTTATGCACTATTACATTCCACAACCACATCCACTACAATCTATATTTGGACACACAGTAAACTTTACAGATGCACAGATAAAAAGCATTACAATTCATAACGCAGATGATGCCAAACATAACTTGCAGCATAATACTACACGAGAAACATTTGGAGAAAGCATAACTTATACGTTAGGTCAATATGATTAGTATGCAACGCTTATTGTCCATCCTAGATGATTGGGCTTTATGGATGCAGTCAGATAATCATAGGTTAGGTTATCCATCTAAAAGCATAGGTATGTCATCCGGTGGAGAAAGTACCAGTGAGTCGTTTTCGGAGATGTGTTCTGCCCAGGACATGTCTAATCTTCGCACCATAGACGCTATTATCCACAGTTTGGATAAGCATCAACAAGACGCTATCTATACTAGATACTTAGATGCTAAACCAAAAATAGCCCATCATTGGCATTTAGAGATGGCTTACGATAATTTGCTTACTATGGCAGGAAGACGAATAAACGCATAATGTTGTTGAACAGAAATAGCAAAGTATGCTATAATACTACTTGTTGGACAACTCCTGTCCGTTAATAACGTAATCCCACAAAAGCCTGACTGCACTCTCTCCGTGGTTGGGCTTTTTCTTTTATATGACATTCTCAGTAACTATATGTAATTTATGCGGTGACCCTTTTGACTCTACCGAGTATCCGCTATGCAACGACTGTAGATATGAACACAAATTTATTAAATTAAGGAAAAGCTATGAAGAAACCAACAACGAAAAAAGGCAAGATGGCAAAAGTGGGCAAAGTAATGAAGGAATATAAAGCTGGTACATTAAATACTGGTTCTAAAAAAGGTCCTATTGTTAAGAACCCAAAACAAGCGATTGCGATAGCCCTTTCATCTGCAGGCATGGCTAAGAAGAAAAAATAATGGCTAAAGAATGTCCAGTCGTAACGCACGACATAAAACTTAATCTTAAGAATAGAGACTGGGCGTTTAAGAATGTAGGTTATGGTCCAGCTAATCCAGATGAACCAAACAAAGAATTTTGGAATGCCAGGGCAGATGAATGGCAAACTCCAGTAGAAACTGCCAAGACTATGCGTTGTGGTAATTGCTCTGCATTTATCCAAACTCCTGAAATGATGGACTGCATAGTTAATGGCATACAAGGCGAAGAGTCAGATAACGAAACATACGCTAACGAAGTAGTAGATGGTGCTAGTCTAGGTTATTGTGAACTGTTTGAGTTCAAGTGTGCTGCAGACAGAACTTGCTCTGCATGGTTAATAGGTGGTCCAGTAACAAAGCCTATGACTACTAAAGAAAAACAAACTCTTATTATGTCTAAACATCTTTACGGAAAGAAATAACATGAAACCAGGTTTATACGCAAACATTGCAGCAAAAAAAGCAAGAATTAAAGCAGGCTCTGGTGAGAAGATGCGTAAGGTAGGAAGTAAAGGTGCACCTACTGCTATGGCATTTAAACAATCAGCAAAGACAGCTAAGAAAAAGAAATGATTAAGAAGGGTAAAGAAACATTCTCAGGGTATAACAAACCTAAGAGAACACCAAGTCATCCTACTAAGTCACATGCAGTATTGGCTAAAGACGGTGACACAGAGAAACTAATACGCTTTGGTCAACAAGGTGTAAGTGGTGATAAAAAAAATACAGATAGAGCAAAGTCTTTTAAAGCAAGACATGCAGATAATATAGCAAAAGGTAAAATGAGTGCCGCTTACTGGGCAAACAAAGTAAAGTGGTAGTATAATAAGCAATGCTTAAAATATTTGTAGGATTTGATGGTAAGGTAGAGCCGGTAGCGTATCACACGTTCTGTCAGTCAGTCATTGAGAAGTCATCAATACCTGTTAGTTTTACACCATTAGCACTAAACACATTATCAGAATACAAAGAAACACACACAGACGGTAGTAACGCATTTATCTATTCACGCTTTTTAGTTCCATATCTATGTGACTTTAAAGGCATGGCACTATTTGTAGATGGCGATATGATATGCCGAACAGATATAGCAGAAATACTATGGGAACATGACCAAGACGAAGCTCTAAAAGTCGTAAAGCATTATTACCAAACAAAGCATCCTGTTAAATACTTGGGTGCAAAGAACGAAGACTATCCTAAAAAGAACTGGTCAAGCGTTATGTTATGGAATTGCGGGCATCATTTAAACAAACAACTGACACCACAGTTTGTTATGGATAAGTCAGGTAAATACCTACACAGGTTTGAATGGTTAAAACATGAAGACCAAGTAGGCAAGCTAGACGATACATGGAACTGGCTAGAGACAGAATACGAATACAACCCAGATGCTAAATTGATACACCACACATTAGGCACACCATGTTTTAAAGACTATCAGAATACAGACTATAGTCAAGAATGGTGGGACACATACCAAAGAATGATATACCCACTTAAGGGTAACAACAAAGACTCAGAACTATAACAGAGGGCAACCAACCTAAGGGAGTTGCAAAACAATGGATAACGAAGAACGAAAAAGACTAGCAGCAGAACGTAGCTCAGAAGTGAACCGAGGCAATACACATTCTAGTAAAAACAATAGGTTATGGGCGGAAACACTTAGACGTGCTGTTATACAATCAGATGCAGAACGCTTACGTATGATTGCAGAGGCTTTATTAGACAAAGCAGCCTCAGGTGATGTATCAGCTATAAAAGAACTAGGCGATAGATTAGATGGTAAAGCAGTAGCAACTACAGAGTTGACTGGATTAGATGGCTCAGATTTACCTTTAAGCATAGGATTAAGGTTTGTTGAACCCGATACCAAGCCAGACTGAACCCTTAGCTGACTTTCCTAAGAAGCTACAATTCTTATTTGACCCACATAGATACAAAGTAGCTTATGGTGGTCGTGGAAGTGGCAAGTCATGGTCTATGGCTAGGGCATTACTATTACAGGCAAGCAATAAGCCATTAAGGATACTGTGTGCTAGAGAAATTCAAAGGTCTATTAAACAATCTGTTCACACTTTACTTAACGACCAAATACAGGCACTTGGGCTTGGTCCATTGTACGAGGTCTTGGAGTCAGAAATTCGTAGTCGTAGTGGTTCAAGTTTTAGTTTTACTGGTCTTGCTACTAATACTGTTGAGTCTATTAAGTCTTTTGAAGGTTGTGATATTGTTTGGGTAGAAGAAGCTCAGACAGTTAGTAAGAAATCATGGGACATATTAATACCTACAATACGTAAACCTAATTCAGAGATATGGGTATCATTCAACCCTAATATAGATACAGACGATACATACAATAGATTCGTGGTTAATCCACCAGAGAACGCTAAGGTTGTTAAGGTTAATTGGACTGACAATCCTTGGTTTCCTGAAGTACTAGAGATAGAACGTCAACATAGCGAGAAGACCAACCCTGACTATGACAACATCTGGGAAGGTGATTGTAAGGCTGCTGTAGATGGTGCTATATACTCTAACGAGATACGTGAAGCACAAGAAGGTAACCGTATAACAACTGTGCCTTATGACCCTATGATGAAAGTTCATGTAGTAATGGACTTAGGATGGAACGACAGTATGTCAGTTATCCTGTGTCAAAAGGGTATATCAGACTTAAGAGTCATTGGTTATATAGAAGATGACCACAGAACATTAGATAGCTACTCTGCACAACTAAAGAACTTATCCTATAACTGGGGTACAATGTTCTTACCACATGACGGACAGTCTAAAGACTTTAAGCATGGTATATCAGCAGAAGAGATTATGAAGAAGTTAGGATGGGATATACGTATCGTGCCTAAAGCAGATATAGAGTCTGGTATTAAGTTAGCACGTATGAACTTCCACCGTATATACTTTGATAAGTCAGCACAAAGACTTGTTGAATGTTTAAAGAATTATCGCAGAAGTATAAACTCTGCAACCAACGAACCTGGTGCGCCATTGCATGATGAGTTTTCACATGGAGCAGACGCATTCAGATACTTATGTACCTCTATAGAAGCTATGAAGAACGAGTCATGGTCTAAAGAGAAGATACAATATAATACTAGAGGGATTGTTTAATGGCAAAGTTACAAGACATGGAAATCATAGCTCAGGTAGAACTTGAAGAAAGTATGGCTTATGGTGTCAATGACTCTTCACTATCTAATGATAGAGCAGATGCAATTGACTATTACCTAGGTCAACCTTTTGGCAACGAAGAAGAAGGTCGTTCACAAGTAATTAGCTATGACGTACAAGATACGATTGAAGCTGCATTACCACAACTCTTAAAAGTATTCGTAGCTGGTGACAAGGTGATTCAGTTTGACCCTAAAGGTCCTGAAGACCAAGACGCAGCAGAACAAGAAACAGATTACATTAACCATGTAGTAATGGAAAAGAACGAAGGGTTCAAGACATTCTACGTATGGTTTAAAGATGCACTACTCTCTAAGAATGGCTATGTAAAAGTTTATTCAGAAGATGAAGAAGAAGTAGAAGAATACGATTACAAAGGTTTAACTGACGCACAACTACAGATGTTGGCTTCAGATGAGAATACAGAAGTATTAGAACATACTGCTTATGCTGACCCAAGTGTCAACATGGATGTTATCTATCAACAAGCAGCAATGAATGGTGTAGACCCATCTACTATTGTTCAACCTATGCTACATGATGTTAAGTTAAAGGTTACAGAGAAGAAGACAGAGATTAAGATTGAGAACGTAGCACCTGAAAGCATTATGGTATCTGTAGAAGTTACTGGTCCTAATCTAAAAGATGCACGTTTTGTTCAGCATAGAGAAGTCATGCAGTTAGCTGACATTGCAGAAGCATTTGACAAGCCATTAGAATACATCAAGTCTATTATGTCAGACCTTCGTGATACGTTTGAAGAAGAGTCTAATGCACGTGATATTTATGATGAAGAATACGATAGAGCTATTGAGTCAGGTGAAGCATTAGTTAAAGATACCTATATTAAAATAGATGGTGAACGCTATAGAGTTGTTATCCTAGGAAACACAGTTCTTTACAAAGAGAAGACTGAGGTTGTTCCTTTTGCATGTATCACTCCTATGATAATGCCACATAGACATATTGGTCGTTCTTATGCTGACTTGACTATGGACATTCAGTTAATTAAGTCAACACTTATTCGTGGTCAGTTAGATAACATGTATCTAGCTAACAATGGTCGTTATGCTATTTCAGACAGAGTAAACCTAGACGATATGCTTACTTCACGCCCAGGTGGTATTGTTCGTGTAGAAGGTGACCCAGGTTCAGGCATTATGCCTTTATCACATCCACCACTACCAGCATCATCATTCGGTATGGTTGAATACATGGACTCTATGAAAGAAAAGAGAACAGGTGTTACAGCTTACAATCAAGGATTAGATGCTAACAGTTTAAACAAGACAGCTACCGGTGTAGCACAGATTATGAATGCGTCTCAACAACGTATTGAGTTAGTAGCTAGAACATTCGCAGAGACAGGTGTAAAAGAACTATTTAAACTTGTTCACAGATTAGTTAGAACTACACTTACTAAACCTGACATTGTTCGTATGCGTAACAAGTGGGTAGAAGTAGACCCTAGAGAATGGGAAGACCGTAATGACTTATCTATCTCTGTAGGCTTAGGCGCAGGTAATAAAGACCAACAATTGGTTCACTTAACATCTATCTTGAATATGCAAAAAGAAGCTATCCAAATAGGTTTAACTAACCCAGATAAGATTTACAACGCACTAGCTAAACTTACACAGAACGCAGGCTTTAAGAACCCTGAAGAGTTCTGGACTAACCCAGCTAATACTCCTGAGCAAGAAGGTCAGAAACAAGACAAGCCTTCAGAAGCAGAGATTATGGTGCAAGGTCAGTTACAGATTGAACGTGAGAAAGCACAAGCACAGTTACAACAAGAACAAGTACGCTCACAGAATGATGTTATTATTGAACGTGAGAAGATAGCAGCACAAGCTGAGTTAGAAAGATTTAAGGCTCAACTTAAAGCAGAAACAGACTTAGCAATTGCACAAATTAAAGCACAATCAGGAGTAATGTATGGCTAATGAAAGACTAGCAGAAGCAGGCGCAGTTATTGTAGGTAAAGCAAGTACAGCACCAGCAGGTTCAGTATCACGTTTAGCTGGAGCAGGTGCAATAGAAGCAAATATGATAGACTATAAGACTGCATATTCTGCTCCTGTTAGCGGATTAACTGTAAAAGGCAGATTGATTAATAAGGCTAAAGGATACATTTAATTGACTAAACCATTAGAAGAGATTAAGTTAGGTGAACAAGCAGCACAAATATTAGATAATCCTGTATATAAGGATGCTATAGAACGTGTTAGAGATAACATTGTCAACAGTATGACTAATAGTCCTATTGGTGATGAGAAGACCCACAACAGATTAGTAATAGCATTACAACTATTAAACCAAATAAACAAGCAACTTACTGACGTTATGCAAACAGGTAAGTTAGCATCTATCCAAACGGATAAGCCAAGATTTAAAGTATTTGGGTAAGGACAAACCCACTTAAAGTCTACTTCGGTAGGCTTTTTTATTGTCTAATTTCAAGGAAACAAAACTATGAGTGACCAAGTCGCAGAACAGTCACCACAAAGCCGATTAGAGGCTATGTTAGGTGATAGTGTTGAGTCAGATGTTAAACCACCTGAACTTCAAGACGAAGAAGAACAAGCACCACTAGAAGCTGAGGCTGAGGATACTGAAGAAGTAGAATCAGAAGAAGCAACAGAAGACCCAGATGACCAAGCTGAGGAAGAAGAACAGTCGGAAGATGAAGTTCCTGCTCTCCTTAAGTTAAAGGTTAATGGTGAAGATGTTGAGAAGCCACTAGACGAAGTCGTAGCATTAGCACAACAAGGCTTAGACTACACGCAAAAGACACAACAAGTAGCAGAACAACGTAAAGAGCTAGAAGCGTATGCTGAGAGTATAAAAGCTCAAGAGCAAGCCTTTCAAGAACAGATGCAACTTAACAATGTGTTAATTGAAGATGTAGCAAAAATCACATCATTAGACCAACAACTGAACCAATATGCTAACGTGAATTGGAATCAATTGTCTGATAATGACTTTGTGGAAGCGCAAAAACTTTTCTTTACATACAACCAACTACAGCAAGAACGTAGCCAACTCGTTTCACAGTTTGAAGTCAAAAAGCAACAAGTCGTTCAAAAGCAAACGCAATTGATGGCTGAGAAGATAGCAAAGGGAAAAGAAATCCTAGCAAAAGAGATACCAAATTGGAGTCCTGAGACTAACCAAGCATTGTTATCTACTGGCAAGGACTATGGATTTTCTGATGTCGAACTCAACGCAATTGTTGACCCTCGTCACGTAAAGGTTCTGCATGACGCTATGCAATGGCGCAAACTACAACAAAATTCAGTTGTGAAGAAAAAGGTATCAAACGCTAAACCAGTGGTGAAACCTGGGTCTAAAGATACCAAAGCGGAAGCTAACTCTAACCACCGTAACCTACGTGAGCAATTACGTAAGACAGGTAAGTCAGATGCAGCTACAAAACTTATAGAAAATATGCTTTAATTTAAAAGGAAACCATAATCATGGCAGTATCAGCAACCAATAGTTATACCGGTAAAGGTATAGCAGAGTCTTTTGAAGATGTGATTTTTGACATCTCACCAGAAGACACACCATTGTTATCAATGGCAAAACGTATGTCAGCAGGTCAAACTTACCATCAATGGCAAACAGACGCTTTAGCAGCAGCAACTACTAACGCAGCAGTCGAAGGTGATGACGCTTCATACGCAACATTAGCAGCAACAACAGTATTAGGTAACTATACTCAAATCTCACGCAAAACAGTTCAAATTTCAAACACATATGACGTAGTACGTAAGTATGGTCGTAAGTCTGAAGTTGCTTACCAACTTATGAAAGCTGGTAAAGAAATGAAACGTGACATGGAGTATGCTATCGTACGTAACCAAGCATCATCAGCAGGTGGCGCAGCAACAGCTCGTACATCAGCAGGTATTGAGTCTTGGATTACTAACCGAGTATTAGCTACAGGTTCTACAGCAGGTTCTACTCCTGGTTTTTCAGGTGGAACAGTTGCAGCACCTACAGATGGTACAGCAGTTACATTTATTGAAGCAGACTTAAAGTCAGCTTTACAATTAGCATGGTTAGATGGTGGCGAACCATCAGTTATTCTTATGTCAGCAACTAACAAAGCACGTTTCTCTGGCTTTGCTGGTATTGCTACTAAGTACAACAATGTTCAAGGTACAACACAAGCTACTATTACTGGTGCAGCAGACGTTTACGTTTCTGACTTCGGTAACCACACTGTGAAACTTGACCGTTTCATGCGTGATGCAGCAGTTCTTTGTATTGACCCAGGTTATGTTGGTTTAGCTTCACTCAGACCTTTAAGCAAAGAAGAACTTGCTAAAACTGGTGACTCAACTAAGTATCTATTAACAGCAGAATATGCTTTAGTAGTACAGAACCCTGACGCACATGCAAAAGTGCAAAATACAGGTGCTTAGTAATTAGATGTGATATAATGGAGGGAGTTAATTCTCCCTCTGTTGTATTTAATTATGCCAATATTATTTGACCACAATAGCGTAACAGGTGTAAGTCAGTACTTTGACTATGACCCAGCTAAAGATACATACTACCTAACTAGCACACAAGACATTAGTGGCATGTTAGACAATATTAAAAAGTCTAGAGATAACCCTGAAGTTTGGAATGAAGGTGTTAAGCAAGAATGGGCGCACTTTGCTAGTATTCCACCTGTAGTGGAAATGCAGTTAAAGCAAAAGGGTATAGACATGTATAACCCTAACCAAACAAAAGAACTTATAAAAGAAATAAACGAAAACTATCCATACTTGAAACTAACTACTAAACGTGGATAAAGACGAATTAAAGAACGTACAGTTAGCAATACATGACCTTATACAAAAAGAAGATTATGAGGTAGCTTTACCTATTATTAACGAAGTATTAATGGTCTATCCTAATGATGCAGCTACATTACATTTTCTAGGATACATCTGGTTGATGGGTGAAAAGCCTGCATTTGCATACCAGTTATTCCGTAGGTCACTACAAGAATCACCAAACAATAAAGCATTATGGACATCTCTAGGTCGTGCATGTCATGAAATGGATATGTTTGATGAAGCTATTAAATACTTCTTAAAGTCAGCAGAGTTAGACCCTAACTATGCACTAGCTTATGCTAACGCTTCTGCTTCACTTGTTCAGATGTCTAAATGGGAAGATGCAGAGAAGTCAGCAAAGATGGCTCTAGAATGCAATCCTAACGAACTACACGCACAATTAAACCTAGCACATAGTTACCTAGCTAAAGGTGAATGGGAAAAAGGTTGGATAGAATGGGACAAGTCACTAGGTGGAAAGTTTCGTAAAGAGATAGTCTATAAAGACGAATTTAAATGGAATGGTTCATCAGGTAAGAATTTAGTTATCTATGGTGAACAAGGTTTAGGTGATGAGATATTTTATGCGTCATGTATTCCTGATGCTATAACTATTAGTAACAAAGTATATATAGAGTGCGATAAACGATTAGAAACGCTATTTCAACGTAGCTTTCCTAAAGCAGAAGTATATGGCACACGTAAAGAAGAAGATGCGAGGTGGGTAGATGGAGTTACAATTGATGCAAGATGTGCTATTGGTGGGTTACCTCAGTTTTGTAGACCAACGAGCAAGTCTTTTCCTGGGACTCCTTTTCTAGTACCTGATACAGATAAGGTTGAGATGTGGAAAGCCATGTTTAAACCATGGGGTAAGATAGTTATAGGTATCACTACTAAAGGTGGTACATTTAGAACAAACTCTAAAGGTCGTATTCTTACAAAAGAAGACTTACAACCACTACTAAAACGCAAAGATATACAGTTAGTTAGTTTAGATTATAGCGTAGAAAGCAAAATTGAAGGTGTTAAGTACTTTGAATTAGCGTCAGACGCAAAAGATTATGATGATACAGCAGCTCTTATAGGAGCTTGTGATATGGTTTTAGGGGTCAATACTACAGCTTTACATTGTAGTGCTGCTATGGGCGTTAAAACATGGTGCTTAGTACCTAAATATCACCAATGGCGTTATGCTCAGCCAAGTATGCCTTGGTATAGACACATGAGACTAATTTATCAAGACGATAGAACATGGAAAGAAGTCATTGAACAACTTAATCTCTAACGAATATAGAGACATGCAGACAAAACTGCATGAGAACCCTGACTATGGGATAGCAAGTACATTCTTTGCACCAATCGTTGATGATGTTATACAGAGTTTTGGTATTACAAGTTTATTAGACTACGGTGCAGGTAAATGTAGACTAAAAGATAGCATGAAGTCAGAAGTAATCTACACTCCCTATGAACCTAGTAATCCATTATGGAGTCAAACACCAGAACCAAACGAATTTGTAACATGTATAGACGTTCTTGAACATATAGAACCTGAATTACTAGATAACGTGCTAGATGATTTAAAAAGAGTAGTAAATAAATACGGACTATTTACAATACATACTGGTCCAGCAATGAAAATATTACCAGACGGTAGAAACGCACATCTTATACAACAACCTTTAGAGTGGTGGAATAAACATCTCAGCACTCGCTTTACTATAGTTAAACAAGTAAAGATAGATAACGGTTGTATCGTATTAGTTAAAAAACAATAAGGATTACGAATGGCATTTACAAACTATACTACCTTTGTATCAACGGTAGAAAGCTATCTAGCTAGAACAGACTTAACAACTGTTATCCCTGACTTTATTCAGATGGCACAGTTAAGAATGAGTCGTGACTTAAGAACAGAGGCTATGTTAAAGGTTGCAACTACTACAGCTACAGATAATAAAGTAGCGTTTCCTACTGACTTTCTAGAGTTAAGAGAGATGCACTTCCAGGGTAACCCACCTATTATCTTAGAGTTTCAATCACCTGACTTGTTCTTCCGTAATGGTCAAACATCATTATCAGGTCGTTCCCATTTCTTTACAATGTTAGGCACAGAGTTCCAGTTTGCACCTAGCCAAGATGCAACTTACACCATTCAAATTTTATACTATGCTCAACCAACATTTATTTCTAGCACAACAGCTAGTAACTTGTATTTAGCATACTACCCAGATGCTTTGCTTTACGCAACATTAGCAGAAGCAGAACCTTATTTAATGAACGACCCAAGAGTAGCAACATGGTCATCATTATATGATAGAGCAATTGCTAATATCAAAACAAGTGACTTAGGTCAAACATACGCATACACCACATTAAACGTAACACCACGATAAGGAAAATATTATGGCAGAAATCAGTAACTTTTTAGAGAACGCACTTATTAATGCAACTCTAAGAAACACAACATACACATCCGTAGCAACAGTATATGTATCACTATGGACTTCAGACCCTACAGACGCAGGTAGTGGCACAGAAGTATCTGGTGGTTCTTACGCTAGAACTGCTGTCACATTTGCAGCACCTTCTAACGGTGTAACTACTAACTCTGCTGACGTAACATTCCCAACTTGTACAGCTTCATGGGGAACAGTAGGTTGGATTGGTATTAATGATGCTGCTACTTCAGGTAATCTTTTATACCATTCACCTTTAGATACGTCTAAAACAATTGACTCTGGTGACATCTTTAAGATTTCAACAGGCAATCTTTCAGTTACATTAGCGTAAGGATAACTCATGGCTCTAGTAGTCAAGGATAGAGTACAGGAAACTACTGTAACCGTAGGCACTATTGCACTTGTGCTTGCAGGTGCAGTTACTGGCTTCCAATCATTCTCTGTTATCGGCAATGGTAATACTACTTACTACGCTATTGTAGGTGGTGCAGAATGGGAAGTAGGTATTGGAACTTATACAGCTGTAGGCACTGCTTTATCTCGTGATACTATATTATCATCTAGCAATGGTGGAAGTGCAGTAAACTTCAGTACTGGTACAAAAAATGTATTTGTTACATATCCTGCTGGTAAAGGTATATACACAGACGCCAGTGGTAATGCTATTGCATTAGGAACTCCAGCATCTGCAACTCTTACAAATGCTACAGGATTGCCAATTTCTACAGGAGTTAGTGGTTTAGGTACTAATGTAGCTACATTTCTTGCTACACCTACAAGTGCTAACTTGGCAGCAGCAGTAACAGGTGAAACAGGTTCTGGTGATTTAGTATTTGCAACATCACCTACTTTAACTACACCAATTTTAGGTACACCTTCATCTGGAACTTTAACAAGTTGTACTGGACTTCCCTTATCTACAGGAGTTACAGGTACACTTCCAGTAGCAAACGGTGGTACTGGTGCAACTACATTAACAGGTATTATTAAAGGCAGTGGTACATCTGCATTTTCAGCAGCTACATCAGGTACAGACTATTCTGCAGGAACATCAGCAAATACTACAGGTTTAGTATATAGCACAACAACTACAGGTGCTTTAACAACAGCTACAGCAGCTCAAATTGTTGCAGCAATCAGCACAACAGCAGTTACTAATGCAACTAATGCCACTACAGCAACTACAGCTAATGCTTTAAATACAAGCAATTCATATACTGGTGTTAATTTTACTGCAACTTCTGATAGAAGGCTTAAATCTAATATCAAAACTATTGATAATGCACTAAATAAAGTTATGGATTTACGTGGAGTAACATTTGATAGAGACGGAATAAATAGTCTTGGTGTTATAGCACAAGAAGTTCAACAAGTATTGCCTGAAGTTGTAGTAGAAGCAAACGACGATATGAAAACTTTATCTGTAGCTTACGGAAACATTGTAGGCGTATTAATTGAAGCTATTAAAGAGTTAAAACAAGAAATAGATGAATTAAAGGTTAAATAACATGACAATGAATTCGTCAGGACCAATTAGTTTAAATGGTACTACTGCTGGAGTAGCTATTGCTAAAGAATTAAGACTTCCTGGCTCTAGCACATTATCTTTAACTGATACAGATGTCAGAAATTTAGCTGGTATACCTACTGGCAACATTATTATGCCTACAGATTTCTATGGTAAAACGCTTTCATATACTGCTAGTTATGTAGTTGTAGCTGGTGGAGGCGGCGGTGGTGGTACTCGTGGTGGTGGCGGTGGTGGCGGAGGATATTTAAGTAGCACAGTCACATTAGTAGCTGGTTCTGTATATACAGCAACTATTGGCGGTGGTGGAACAGGTAATCTTGGTCCAAGTCCGGTGTCTGCTCCTAGTGGTACGGATACTAGCCTTTCTGGAACACCAATTACTACAATTACATCTACAGGCGGCGGTGGAGGTGGTAACTCTAATCCACCAGGCTCTCCAGGAACAGCAGGTAGAACAGGCGGGTCAGGTGGTGGTGGTGGTGCTAATAATAGCCCAGCTGGAACTCCTAGTCCTGCAAATGGTGCAGGTGGAGCTGGTACTCCAGGACAAGGTAATGCTGGTGGCACTGCTGTTTCACAAAGAGGTGGAGGTGGTGGAGGTGCTGGTGCAGTTGGGTCAGCTGCTTCAACAACAGCAGGTCCTGGAGGAGTTGGTTTACAATCTCCAATTACAAGTAATTATTATTCTGGTGGTGGTGGTGGTGGTCTTAACGCTACTACAGGTGGTGGTACTGGTGGAACAGGTGGTGGTGGTAATGGTGGTATGAACTCACCAGGAGCTGTAGCAACATCTGGAACTGCTAATACAGGTGGAGGCGGTGGTGGAGGTGCAGCACCAGGCGGAACTCCTAATAGAGGTCAAGGTGGTGCAGGTGGAGCTGGGGTAGTTATATTATCAGTACCTACAGCATTGTATTCAGGCACATATGGACCACCAGCAAATGTAAGTACAGCACCCAGTGGTTCTAATACTATTATTACATTTACAGGCACAGGAACATACACAGCATGAGTCACTTTGCAAAAGTTGTTGATGGCATAGTAAAAGAAGTGCTTGTTGTTGAACAAGACTTTATTAATGAAGGTCATTTAGGTGAGCCATCATTATGGATACAAACATCATATAATACTCGTGGCAATATACATTATGGACAAGACGGACTTCCTGATAATGGTGTTGCTTTAAGAGGTAATTACGCAGGTATTGATTATATATACGATAAAGAAAATGATGTATTTTATCCGCCAAAACCTTTTGAATCTTGGGTAATAAATACATCTACTTGGTTATGGGAATCGCCTTTACCTTACCCTACAGATAATAAAGAATATATATGGAATGAATCTACATTATCATGGGATGAAAGTACTGTATAATATACTTTTGTAATTAAAGGGTATATATGGCTTGGCTATTTCATACAGATACAGTAGAGAATTGGGCATTTGCAGAGAATGTATTTACACCTGAAGAATGTAAAAAAATTATAGAATTTGCTAATAAAAAAGGTAGCAAAGCAGAAGCTGGTGTTTATACAAAAAACAATACCAGCGTTGTCAATCACACGATTAGAAAAAACAAAGTAGTATGGCTTAATGAGAGAGATGATTTAGGTTGGATGTATGAAAAATTATCTAATATTATACCAGCAATAAATGACCAATACTTTAAGTTTGACTTATATGGATTCTGTGAAGATATACAATTTACAGAGTATGGTCCAAAAGGTGACCATTATAAGCAACACATGGATAAAGTTTTATATGGTACATCAAGAAAATTATCTATAGTAGTTCAATTAACCGACCCTAAAGATTATAAGGGTGGGGAGCTACAAATATTTGAAGGTGGAGAACCAGTTGTAGTTACAAAGCAACAAGGTATGGCTACTTTCTTTCCATCATATATGTTACATCAAGTAACACCAGTCACTAAAGGTATGCGTCATACATTAGTTATGTGGGTAGCAGGTAAAAACTTTAAATGATTAAACAGTTAAAAGATAACAATTATTTATTCATAGACAATTTTATCACTCCTGATAAAGCAAACAAAATGTATAAGCAATTTCAGGATGATGCTAAAAACTTTCCTGAATCATTTGTCAAAGATGAACAATGCCCTAAGTCATTAGCAATCTATAACTATAGATGGGTGCTTGGGTTATTAGCAGAAAAAGTTGCATTTATAAATAAAGCAGTAGGAGAACCTTTATTACCTACTTATGCTTACTCAAGAATATATGCTAAAGGCGAAGTGTTAAAGAAACATACAGATAGACCAGCTTGTGAAGTAAGCGTTACTTTAAATCTTGGTGGCGATAAAGATTGGGATATTTACTTTACTAAGCCCAATGGTGAAGTAGTGAGTCAAAACTTAAAGCCAGGACAGGCTGTTATATATCTTGGTATGCAATCTGAACATTGGCGAGATGCTTATAAGGGAAAACATTACGGTCAAGTATTTTTACATTATGTTAGATTAAATGGAGAATATTGGAATCATTGCTTTGATAAAGCAAGATAATATTAAATTTTAAGGAGTTAAATATGTTTGGTATAAGTGCATTTTCACAAACACCATTTAGCTCTTTAGCAGCAGGTGGAACGCAGTTTGCAAATGCTAGTATTACTGCTACCGCAACAGTTACAGTTACCCTAAGCGGTTCATTAGTATTTGGTAATGCAACTATAAATGGATTTGCAGATGTATCTGCTATAGCCAATAGAATACAGTTTAGTAGTGCATCCATTACAGGAACTGCCATTGTAAGTGCTACCGGTGGTTCTATAGCGTTAGCTTCGGCAAGTATTACAGCAAATGGCACAGTCACTTGTATAGGTTCATTACTACAATCTGGTAATGCTTCTATAACAGCCAATGCTACAGTTACAGCTAATGGATTCCGCATACTATCAGGCATAGGTTCTATTACAGGAACAGCTACAGTAACAGCACTTGGTGGTTTAGTAAACTCAGGTAATGCACAAGTAAATGGGTTTGCTTTTGTTACAGCAAGACCTAACGCTATATTCGCAGGATATGCTTATGTAGAAGGTATAGGAGCAGTTACTGCTAAAGGCACAATACAAGGTGAAGGATGGACACCTGTTACTCCAGGCGCAGAAACATGGACACCAGTATCAGCAGGTTCAGAAACATGGTCTGCAATATCACCGTCTTCAGATACATGGACAACAATTACAGCAGGAACAGAAACTTGGACTGATACAACTCCAAGTATAGACATTTGGTTACGACAAGGATAAAAGATGGCAAAGAATAAAATTTCAGAATTTAGTGCAACCGCAGCAGATAATACCGATATAACTAATATTAATATTGCTGAAGGATGTTCGCCAGCTAACGTAAATAACTCTATGCGTTCACTTATGGCTTTACTTAAAGACCAACAAGCTGGCACAAGTGGTGATAATTTTTCAGTAGGTGGCAATCTTGCTGTAACAGGCACAAGTACACTTACTGGTAATGTTACTGCTCCTACGCAAGCACCTGCTGATAATACAACTAAAGTAGCTACAACTGCTTTTGTAACTGCGGCAGCTACAGCAGCTTTAGCAGCAGATAATACATGGACAGGCACACAAACATTTAAAGACGATAAACTTTTTGTTGTTGATGGAACTGACATCACAAAAAAATTAGCTTTAGAACTATCAGGTATTACTACAGCAACAACTAGAACTCTTACAGTTCCTGATAAATCAGGCACTATTGCAACAACTTCTGATTTAATTCAAGGCGCTGCATTAAATGCAGCATCTAATACGGTGGTATCAGGCTCTTATTCTGCAAGCGCTAGTGCAACTATTACAATTACAGCTACCAATACATTTGCAGTTGGACAAACTGTTTTTATTACATTTACTAATACATCAGGTAGTGCTTTAACAGCAGGTGACTTTACTGTTGTAACTGCCTCAGGAAGTTCATTTACTATTACTTATGGTAGTTCTGTAACATCTGCTGGTACTTGTATTGCTACAAGATATGGTATTGTGGCTTTAGCTACTTCTGCTGATTTATCTGCTAGAACTAATACATTAAGAGCAGTAACACCAAGTGCATTAACTATTACATCAGCAACTGCACAAGCTACTACATCAGGAACAACTATAGATTTTACTGGTATTCCTAATTGGGTTAAAAGAGTTACAATAATGTTTAATAATGTTAGTTTAACTGGAACTGAAGATTTATTAATTCAACTTGGCTCAACAACATTTACTACAACAGGGTATCAAGGTGGGTGTTCAGTAGTCAGTACAGGAGTTTCTACAACTGCTTTTACTACTGGATTTGGAATTATTCAAACCTCTGCAGGACAACAACATTGTGGAGCTTTAATATTAAATTATATGGGTAGTAATATATGGACTGCTAATGGTTCTGGATTTCAATTTACTGGTACTAATAGAGTTACAGTAACTGGTGGAAGTGTTACAATTGGTGGAACATTAGACCGAGTTCGTATTACAAGAACAGGCGCAGATACATTTGATAACGGTTCTGTAAATATTTCTTACGAGTAAACCATGCCTACACAACGCATACAATTTAAAGAATGGCTACCTGACCAACCTAGCATATTAGATGCTGTGTCAGAAGTTAATAATGTTATTCCATTAGCTGTAGGATATGGTTCATTCAAATCTGCTGTAAACTATTCTGCAAGCGCATCTGAAAATTTAACCAATGCTTTTGCAACTAAGATAAATAATGATGTTTCTGTATTTGCAGGCGGTCTGACTAAACTATTTAAACTAAACTCATCTACTTTAGCATTAGATAATGTTGGTAAAAGTGCAGCAAGAACAATAAGTAATGTAGCACTAACATCTAACGTAGCAACAATTACTACTGCTTCTGCTCATGGTTACAGTATAGGTGATAGCGTAACAGTAGACGCAAGTGATAATGTATTTGATGGCAGTTATGTCATTACTACTGTTCCCACTTCTACTACATTTACTTATGCTAAAGTCAACGCAAATATTACAAGTGCTGCTGCTACTGGAACAGTTATAGGAAGTGCTTATGCTGGCACATATAGATGGCAATTTTTACAATTTGGTAATTATGCACTAGCTGCTAATGGCTCTAACAAAGTTCAATATTACGATATAAACGCATCTTCTTATTTTGGTGATTTAGCCGCAGCCGCTCCTGTTGCAAAATACATTACAACAGTTCGTGACTTTGTTGTTTGTGCAAATATAGGTGCTGGTACATATCCATCACGTGTTCAATGGTCTGATATTAATGACCCAACAGACTGGACACCAGGCGCAGCATCACAAAGTGACTTCCAAGAACTTCCTGACGGTGGTGATATTACAGGCATTACAGGTGGTGAATTTGGTATTATATTTTTAGAAAAAGCCATTGTGCGTATGTCATACATTGGCTCACCATTGTTCTTTCAATTTGACACTATCAGTCGTAACGTAGGTTGTATAGAAGGTGGTTCTATAGCTCAATATTCTGGCACTACATATTTCTTATCAGATGATGGTTTCTATGCTTGCAATGGTCAACAAATTACAGGTATTGGAGCAGAAAAAGTAGACAGATATTTCTTTAACAACGCCAACATTGGTGACATTGACTCTATATCAGCAGCAGTAGACCCAGAACGTAACCTTATTATTTGGAATTACACTAACATATCTGGTAGTCGTTCATTACTTATCTATAACTTTCAAACACAAAAATGGTGCGAAGCTAATACAGACGTAGACTATTTATCAACTCTAGCCACTACAGGCGTATCATTAGATGGTATAGATACTGCTTATAACGTAACAGCAGGTTCTTTTGTAGCCACTAAAGAATATACTATTAGAAGTTTAGGCACAAAAACAGGAACATATAGTAGAACAGGAACAACTGTTACAGTAACTATTACAGCTCATGGATTTTCTAATGGTAATGTATTAGCTATAGATTTTACTAGCGGAACTGCTTTAGATGGCAATTATACTATTACAGTTACAAACGCAAATACATTTACACTTACTACAGTAGCATCAGGTTCAACAAGTGGTAATGTAGAAGCATCCACATCATTTACAAATATTGGTGCAGTTGCTAATACTATAGGTGTATTATTTACAGCTACAGGTGTAGGTTCAGGCACAGGTGTTGCTATTGATATGGCAGATTCTACAGCAGCACTCAAAACTATAGACACTCTTACTACTACACTAGATGATAGATTATATGCTGGTGGTAAATTCCTATTTGGTGGTGTTCGTGATACTAAAATTATTACATTCACAGGAGATAATGCTACAGCAACTATCACTACAAACGACTTAGAATACAATTATAACTCTGTGCTTACTCTTATTAGACCGTCTGTAGATAATGGCTCTGCAAGCGTTTCTGTAGCTTCTAGACGCATGTTAGACGATACTATTACATATGGTACAGCAGTAACAGCAAGCCAAGAAGATAGATGTGCTGTAAGAAGTGCAGGTCGTTATCATAGAATAAGTTTAACACCTACCGGTGCTAACTGGTCATCAGCAATTGGCATGGATATAGATTACTCTGAACAAGGAACTAGATAATGGCACGTAGTGATATGTACCGTAAACTACCTTGGACAGGTGGTGATGCCAGAAGTGTAGCTGAAATTGTAAATAACCTTGTAGAAGGTAAAAGCAATAATACTGGTACAATTACTTTAGCTACAGGAAATGCTACAACTACAACAATTAGTGATGAACGTATAGGCTTTAATAGTATAATATTACTAACACCTATTAGTGCTGCTGCTGGTAGTGATGCTGTTCCTTATGGTGCGTTTCAAGACTCAACTGACCAAACTGCTGCATCAACAACAGCAGCTTATGCAATTACATTTAACACTACTGACTTTTCTAATGGTGTTTATTTGTCAAACAGTTCTAGGCTTAATGTAAGAAATAGTGGTCTTTATAATTTAGAGTTTTCTATACAGTTTAAGAATACAACTAACGACTCTCAAGACGCAGAAGTTTGGTTTAGAAAAAATGGCACAGATATTGCAGCATCAAACAGTAGGTTTGGTTTAGCAGCAAGAAAATCCTCTGGTGACCCAAGTCATATTATTGGTGCATTAAACTTTTATGTAGAATTAGTAGCAGGTGATTATGTTGAACTTATGTGGAAAGTATCTGATACTGGTGTGTCTATAGAACATTATGCAGCAGGTACAAGTCCAACAAGACCAGCTACACCAAGCGTTATTACCACAATGACTTATGTATCAACTTCAGCATCTACTAATGTATATGTAAGTGCTAGAAGTAGTGGAAGTGCAACACTAAAACATTTTGCAAACGATACAGCAGATAAAACATACGGATATATTATAGTAGCGTGATACTTAATTACATACCTAAAGACCAGCTTAGGACTCATTGGGATTTTATTAAACATGGTCTTGAAATAGTCAGAAGCAAAGGTCATCCACAATGGCTAGTAGAGGATGTGTATTGCGATTGTTATGAACAACGCTCTATGTTGTTTTTAGCTATTACAGATAATAAGCCTTATGGCTTTGTAGTATTGCAACCAGTAGGTCAAGCTATGCACGTATGGGCTGCATGGTCTACTATCAATAACGAACTATTACTTCAACAATCATGGCAAGAAATTCAACAAATAGCAAAACAAGGCAGTAAAACAAAAGTTACTTTTACATCTCATAGACGTGGTTGGGATAGAAAAGCTCTACAAATGGGATTTAAACCTTCAACATGGGAATTTATACTTTAAGGAAAGCAATATGAAATTACTGAATTTATCTAACTGGGTTCAATCATTAGTTGAATCATTTACATTTTATGGTAGTAGCGGTGGCGGTGGAGGAACTTCTAAAACTAGCACAGGCATTGACCCAGCTGTTTTACCATACGTTACAGATATTTTAGAAAGAGGTAAAAGTTTATACTCACAACCAGGTCCTGCATATTTTCCTGGTCAAACTTATGTAGGTCCATCAAGTCAAACTACATCTGCATTAGGTTCAGCAGAACAAATTGCTAGAGGTGGAAATCCATTAGTTTCAGGTGCGTTACAACAACAACAAGATGTTATTGGTGGTCAATATTTAGGAGCTAATCCCTATTTAGAAGCAGCATTAAGACCAGGACAAGAATCAGCTACACAAGCCTATAACCAAGCTATTGGTGGCACTCGTAGTCAAGCATCTTCAGCAGGTCGTTATGGTTCTGGCGCACAAAATCAATTAGAATCATTATCACAACAAAATTTAGCCAATGCTTTAACAAATCAAGCAGGTCAAGCAGCATATCAAAACTATGCAGCAGAACGTGGCATGCAAAACCAAGCAGCACAATATGCACCCACATTAAGCCAAGCACGTTACCAAGATGCTAACCAATTATTAAAATTAGGTCAAATTGGTGAGGGTTATCAAGAAAAAGCATTACAAGGCGATATTTCTAAATATAATTATGAACAAAACTTACCTTATCAACAACTTCAAAACTATGCTTCACTTATTCAAGGTACTCCAATGGGTCAAACATCCACTACTACATCATCCGGTGGTGGCAAGATTGTCTGCACAGCTATGAATGCTGAATATGGATTTGGTAGCTTCCGTAACGCTATTTGGTTAGCTCAATCTAAAGACTTAGACCCAGCATACGAAAAAGGTTATCACACTCTATTCTTACCATTAGTTACTTATGCTTATAAGAGTGGCGAGAAAAGCACTCTACAACGCATTTTAATGGGTGTTTTAGAGCATATTGCAAGACATAGGACTGCTGATATATGGAAACAAAAAAGAGGTAAAACTAGAGACAATATTGGCATGATTTATCGTGCTATCTTAGAGCCTATTTGCTACGTAGTTGGAAAGGTTAAATAATGAAACTATTTAATTGGATTAATCCTTTATGGATTATAGATACATTTTTAACTACACATTTTGACCCTGTTAGCGCTACTACCGCAGCAATGGCAGCACCTAGTATTTTAGGTGGTGGTATAACTGGTGCAGGTATGATGACAGCAGCAGCACCAATTGTTCCTGGTATATTGGCTTCATCTACTCCTACTCTTATGGGAGGATTAGAAGCGTTAGGTGCAGCTGGGTTAAATTATGCAAAAGCTAATCCACTACAAACTGCTAATTTAGGTTTAGGTATCTATGATAGATTAAATGCCCAACAACCTGCAATGCAAGGTAGTCAATTAGGTGTTATTAGACCCCAACAAACAGGTCAATATCAACCTGTATTAAATGCACAGTTACAAACACGCAACCCATACTCATTATTAGGATAAATCATGGCATTACAAGATTATTTAGGTAATATTAATATCTTTGGAACACCAATTCCTACAGGTATTTTAGACCCATCACAAGAAGAAAAACTACGTAATCAAGCATTAGTTTCAGGCATTATTGGAACTGCTGCTAACTATTTAGCTACCCCTAAAAACTTAAATGCAGGTAGTCCATTACCATACTTAGCTAAAGCATATCTTGGTGGTATGGGTGCGTCTCAAGGAACAGTTGATACTGCATTAAACAATTTGTATAGACAACAATTAGTAGCTGGCAAAAATGACCCATTTGGAACTGTTGATATTTCTAAATTTACTCCTGAGTCTATTTCTGAATTTCAAAAAACTAAAGACTATGGTGTATTAAAACCAATATCTCAAGCACGTGGTACTAACATTGGTAATATTGACCCTACTAAGTTTACAACTGAATCATTAGCTGCATATCAACAATCAGGTAATTTAGGTGACTTAAAACAAATATCGGCAATGGAAAAAGGTGAAAGCCCATTTGGTAAGATTAACACATCTGACTACACACCTAAATCATTGTCATTATTTCAAAAGTCAAACAACTATGCAGATTTAATTCCAAAGCCTGATGCCATTAAAGCTACTCAAAATTATGAAGCAGCTCAACAAGATGTAAATGGTAATTGGATATTTGTACCAAAAGTACCAGGATTACCTATTAAAGATTTAACTGGAAATATTGTTACTAATCCACAAATAAAACCAAAAGCAGAAAAAGCAGCAACAGAGTCACAAGCTAAAGCTGCAACATTCTTTAGTCAAATGACAAGTGCAACTGATGAATTAAAAAAACTACAGCAAGAAGGCTTTGACCCATCTAGTACCGTATCACAAGCAGCAGTTAGTTTAGCAGGAACACCATTAAGAGCTTTAGCTGGACCTCAAGCTCAACGTGCTAGACAAATTCAAGAACAATGGACAGAGTCATTTTTACGTATTAAAACAGGTGCTGCTGCAACTAAAGATGAAATAAGAAAAAATACAGAAACATTTTTTCCTAGGATTGGTGAAACTGACCCTAGTATTATTGCACAAAAAGAACGTGCTAGGGCGCAAGCAGAACAAGACGTGTTGCGTATGACAAAAGAAGGTGGTGGTAATGTTGCAATCAAACCTAAAGAATTATCTGGACAAGACCAACAGGCTTTAACTTGGGCTAATTCTAACCCTACAGACCCAAGAGCAGCTCAAATCAAACAAAGATTAGGACTATAACATGGCAGAATTTAACCCTGATGCTTATTTAGGTACTTCTCAAAGTTTTGACCCTGACGCTTATTTAGGTATAAAGAAAACAACACCATTAGCTCCTATTGGTGATAGGTTACAAAGGCAATTAGGTTTAACAGGTCGTTATTTAACAGAGGCTGCTGATGTATTAGCATCTCCTGTTCGTGGTGCTTTAAATTTTGTATTGCCTGAAAATTTACAAGCCAAACCACTTACAGAGACTTATGCTAAAAACTTACCTATGCCATCTACAGGTTTAGAAAGAATGGTAGCAGGTCCTACAAGAGCTTTAGCAAGTACATTAGGCACAGCAGGTCTTGGAACATTAGCTAGACCTGTATCACAATTAGGTCAAACTATTCAACAAGCATTTACAGCTAATGCACCTACACAAGTAGCAGCAGCAACCGGTGGTGGATTAGGACAAGCAGCTACACAAGAATTAGGTGGTGGTCAAGTTGCTCAAACTTTAGCAGGTTTAGGTGGCAGTCTTGCCGGTGCAGGGCTTGTTAGACCTAAAGCTATTGGTCCATCTACTCAACAATTACAAAATGCTACTAGAGATGAAACATTAAAACTAGGTAGAGATGCTGGTTATGTTGCATTGCCTAGTGACGTTGGTGGTGCAAAAACAGGTCGCTTTTTAGAAGGCGTATCTGGTAAATTTAAAACAGAAGAATTAGCTAGTGCTAGAAATCAACAAGTTACAAACAATCTTACTAAAAAATATTTAGACTTACCTATAGATACACCATTAACATCTGAAGTTTTAGATAATGCTAGAACATCTGTATATCCTGCTTATGAAGCAATTGCTAACACAGGTGTTATTAATCTAGGAAATACTAATCCATTCTCTAATATTGTTACAGGCATCAATAAAGTAACAGGTGGTAAAAATGCACTTATGCAAAACATACCTGATAGTTATAGTATGGATGCTGCAACAGCTATTCAACGGTTAAAAGAGTTACGTAGTGATGGTAGTGCTTACTTAAGGTCTGGGACTAACATTATGAAACCTAACCCTAAAGAAGTAGTACGTGGTAATAGGTATTTAGCTGAAGCAAATAAACTAGAAAAAGCAATTGAGAACCATGTTGTTAAATTAGGTCAGCCAGAATTAATTGACCAATTTAGAAATGCTCGTAAATACATTGCTAAAACATTTACAGTAGAAAAAGCATTAAATCCACAAACAGGAATTGTAGATGCTAGAAAAATATCTAAACAATTAGACCAAGGCGTACCTATTACTGATGAATTAGCTTTGGTAGGTAAATACGCTAAAGCATTTCCTAAAACAACTAAAGTTGTTGCAGAAGCTCCACCACCATTTTCAGCATTAGATTTGTATGGTGCTGGTGCAGGTGCTGGTGTTGATTTGTTTACAGGTGTTCCTGCATTATCTCTTTTAGCTCCTGCAAGAATTGCATCAAGATATGGTTTAATGACGCAACCAGGACAAAGGTTACTAGCTACACCACAATACACTCCTAGAACATCACCATTTGTGCCTTATCAAGGCTTACTAAATAACCAAGAGCAAGGACAATAATGAGTAATATAGACCCATTTGAATACGGAAAACTGACCGCACAGGTGTCAGCTTTGCAAGACAAAGTGGACAGCATGGAAACAGACATTAAACTACTCCTTGAATTAGCCAACCAATCAAAAGGGGGGTTTTTTATGGGAATGGGAATCGCAAGCGCCATAGGAGGCTTTATTACTTTTTTAACTAGTCATTGGCTAGGAAAGTGAAAACACTTGTTTATTTTACAGTTCTAGTAGTATTTTGGTTATTCTTAATTGATGCACCTTATGCTAAAGAACTTGTAAAAGAAATGAGCATGGCTACAGAATCAGGTGAAATAGTATTAACATCTGAAGAATGTATATTTACAAAAATGGGTTTACAAGGTTATGACTATGCTGCTTATGCAACTGATAAAGGTCATCCTAACCATGAAGGTTGTTGGAAGTCTGATAACTATGAAGGTAAGCACGCTGTCTATATATACTTTCCAGAGATAAACCAAACAGCAGTATTTGACGCTAAACTATTTAAACCTAAAGCCACGATATGACATTTATTACAGAGAATAATATAGCTAATCTATATTCAGCTCTGATAGAAATGCCCATATTTGACGAATATAAACTACCACCATCATCTAAAGTAGACTTTGTAATAGTGCATGATGCAAGTATATGTGGACAATATGAACCACCAGAGTCAGGTGAACCTCATGTTATTACTATATCTACTGCACGTCATGCTCATTTATATAGCGTTTTAGTCACTCTATGCCATGAGATTATTCACATGTGCGTTTATTTAGACTCACCTAAAACAGAACAATACACAAGTCATAAAGGTTTATTCTTGAAATTACAAAAACGTGTAGCCAAGACGTATGGCTTTGACCCAAAGGAATTATAATGAATATGGAAAAAATAACTAGCATGTTGTTCCCTGTAATAGTATCTGCTATTGCTTGGTTACTTACATCAATGACTGCTATACAAGCAGACTTAATTGGTATCAAATCTAAAATGCCTAACCTTATTACAGAGCAAGGTGTCCCTACAGATAGCCCTATATCTGCTGAAGCTAGAGCAAGACTTAAAGAAGAATTAAAAGCACAAATGGATGAACTTAATGTTCGTATCCGTATTTTAGAAGAACACGATATGCAAAGGAAAGGCAAATAATGTTTAGTATTATTAGCGGTATATTAGGGTTTGCTACAAGCGGACTTCCAAGTCTATTAGGATTTTTTCAACAAAAAGGCGACCAAAAACATGAACGAGAAATGGCTAAACTTCAAACAGAACGTGAACTTGAACTTGCAAAAGCTGGCTTCGTATC